TGATTACCTAATACAATTTAGACACAATTCAAACAATTCACCCCCTTTTCCCCCCTTTGCGTCAACAAGTCTGACAGATTGGATAGAAAAAAGTTGTTGACATTTCTGGAAGTATGTGGTAAGATAAGAGTGTAGTAAAGATAACATATCAAAAGGAGGTTAAATCATATGGCAAGCAAAGAGTTAGAATTAGTACAGAGAATGGAAAAAGAAGCATGGGAAAAATTACGTAAAGCATCTGAAAAGTATGAAAAGGATGACAAAAGGGTTTTAAGACTTAGGGCAAGATGGTCTGCAATATCAGACGTTTTAGACGAGTTAGAAGAAATGGAGGAGGAATAAAAAATGAAAAGTAGATACAAAGGGGTATACGAACGAAGAATAGATAAAGCGATTGAGGACAACGTAAACTTAATCGAAATAAACTGGATAAACATATCAGTTAGAGAATCCGCAAGTGGTGGGGCGGACAGAATAACTACAAAACTTATTGAAGCAGGATATCGTCCAGATGGCACTTCAGTCATTGAATCTAAGCGTAAAGCGTATGAATCAGGGCAAACCGTAGAAGGAAAATATATAAGATTACCACAAGAGACATGGACTAAGAAATAAATTGACGGGCGGGCTAGACTCGCCCTAACAGAGAATTTCCGAAGCAATCAGAACTAAGGAGGTCGAGATATTACATGCGTAAAGTTTGGTACAAAGTAGGGTATAAATTCAAGGGACATTGGAACTATATAAGAGTAGAGGAATCAGAGTTAACAGAGGTAGTATTAGAGTTATTAGCATATTCACCAAAATTATCAATCACCCACAAGGAGGAAAAGTAATGACAAAGAAGGAGCTTAAATCAATCGAAACACTTGAAAGAAAAGCATCAGAAAAGCTTGAAGAAAGCGAAAGAGTATTCGGGAAAATGAATACAGTAACAATTAGCGACAGAGCATATTGGGCTGGCATAAGAGCAGCATTAGAAACATTAAAGGAGGGCAAATTATGATACGCTATACTCTAATAGAAGTAATCGAAGACATATTAGAAGTAAGAGAAGAAATAGACAACGCGGCACGAGTTCTTATAGGAATGAAAAAAAACTCAATGCACGGTCAAGAACAAATTGATGAAGCATTATCACACTTAACCATAGCAGTACAGATAATAGGAGAACCCCTAAAGGAGGAACAGTCATGATTTTAACCGTAACAACTAACACGGTTTTGATAGTAATCGTAATTGGATTTCTTGTAGGAATACTCATCGGATATGCGCTCGGGAGGACATCAAGATGCGAAAAGTAGTAACACGCTCCATATCATTTAACAAAGACACGCTAGCATATATTGATGCGCTGGCAGAAGAGAAGGAAATCAACAGGTCGAAAGCCATAGACCTTATAGTAAAAGAGAGGATGGAAAACCATGAGACTAAGCCAGTTACACATTCTTAAAGAGAAAGAAAGAGCCATCAATGATTCAAAGAACTTCATACAGTTTTTATTATGCAAACGCGACGACGATTTATCCAACGATGAACAGATTGTTCTCGGTGAAATCTATGACAACCTAGAGATGGCAGGATATACGCTAAGCATTCTAATTGAGAAGGGAGTGAAGGAAAATGGCGAAGCAAAAGCAAGCGAAGCTGAAATGGGACTTGATGTCATACATGCCAGCTTTTTCAACCGCTAAACCCGAATCAGAGTTAAGAAAAGAATATTCAAGACTTAGAAAAATCGCTCAGAAAAGACTCGCCCGGTTCGTTGGAACCGAGTGGGAAAAGAGCGAAGTGTTCAAAAGAAATTATGGTAAATATCCAGTTCTGACCGATATCAAATCGCCAACCCAACTTCGTTACGAACTTGCCGCTCTGGCGCGATTTATAAATGCGGAAACATCCTCTGTATCTGGTCTTAAACGACAGAGAGCAAAGACAATAGAAACACTTAAAGATAAAGGTTACAACTTCGTAAACAGAAAGAATTTTTTCAAATTTACGGATTTCATGGATTCATTCAGAAATATGCAACTCAACAGAATTTATGACAGCGAAGCGGCATTAGCAGTATTCGAAGCTGGGGAACGGTTTAAGATTCCAGAAGAAGAGCTTAAGAGCAAATTTGAAGAGTATCTATCCAAAGCAGATGAGATAGAAAATATGGAAATTCCTAGAAACCCAAAAGCGCGAAACTCGGAATATATCAGGAGAAAATTGGGGATTAAATGATAGTAAATTGTGAAGAGTTTGATTTTGACTGGTACGAGTCAATACAACGGGAAAAACGTAAAAGAGGTAATCAAGGAGGAAGCTCCAAAAAGGATTACAAATCTATAATAACAGCCTTTGATATTGAAACGTCCAGAATCAAATCAATCGAGCAATCTATTATGTACATCTGGCAATGGCAATTTGACGAGGTATACACGGTTATAGGGCGCACATGGGAACAGTTTAACGATTTCGTTCAGAAGCTTAAAGACCGAATGAAACCGAGAGAAAACCTTGTCGTATATGTTCACAATCTATCCTATGAATTTCAATTTCTTAGGGGCATATACAATTTCACTTCTGATGAAGTTTTTGCATTAAAGAAACGTAAAGTTTTAAAATGTACCATGCACGGATTCTTAGAGTTCCGATGTAGTTACATTCATAGCAATATGTCACTCGCAGAATACACGCGCAAGATGGGGGTGAAGCATCAAAAGCTGGACGGGGAAGACTTCGACTACAACGAAGAAAGATACCCTTGGACAGTTTTAACAAATAGACAATTAGAATACTGTGTCAACGACGTTTTAGGTCTAGTTGAAGCAATCAAAAAGGAAATGCAAATTGATGGGGACAACCTTTACACAATCCCTCTTACATCAACGGGTTACGTTCGCCGAGATGCGAAACAGGCAATGCGATTAGTCCGCTATGGATATGTGTCCAGCATGCTACCAGACCTTGAGACATATAAAGCCTTAAGAGAAGCTTTCAGAGGTGGAAATACACATGCCAATCGTTTCTATTCAGACATGAAACTGGAAGACGTCCATTCCTTTGACCGTTCCAGCAGCTACCCGGATGTAATATGCAACTGTGAATATCCAATAAGCGCATTTTATCACGCAGGAGCATGCACATTAGAACAACTTCTAGACCTAATTAACAGGCGACACAAAGCAGTTTTAATGAGAATAGGAATCGTCAATCCAAAGCTAAAAGTAGGACAAGGCTGCCCATACATAAGCAAGGATAAAAGCCGTATGATAAAGAACGGATTATACGACAATGGACGAATCCTAGAAGCGGATTATTTAGAGACAACAATAACAGATATAGACCTAAAAATAATCATGATAGAATATGACTTTGAGGACCTTATTCCTCTTGACGTATACCACGCCAGATACGGGAAACTTCCGAAACCTTTCATTGACCTGAACATATCATACTACAGAAGCAAGACAAGGCTTAAAGACGTTGACGGAGAAGAGATATTCTACATGAAGTCAAAGAATAAGCTGAATGCCATTTATGGCATGACGGCACAAGACCCTGTACGACAGGAGATAGAGTTCATGGCATCACAGGGATTCACCGAAAGAACCGACGATATAGGAGAGCTTCTGGCGAGTTTCAACAAGAGAGCCTTCCTTCCCTATCAATGGGGAGTCTGGACGACAGCGCATGCCAGATGGAGACTCGAGGAAGGCATACAGATAGCGGGAGAAGGTTTTGTTTACTGTGACACCGACAGTGTAAAATACATCGGACAAGCCGACTGGACAGCCTACAATGAACTTAGAATTGCAGACAGCCTAGAGTCTGGCGCATACGCAGAAGACCCTCACGGTAATGTTCACTACATGGGCGTGTATGAATCAGAGGGTACCTATGAATACTTTAAAACACTAGGGGCAAAGAAATATGCCTATGTAAAGAACGGTCGCTTAACGGTCACAATAGCAGGAGTAAACAAGAAAAAAGGCTCCATCGAATTAGGAACCATAGACAATTTCAAGGAAGGATTCATATTCTCCGACGCCGGAGGAACAGAGTCTGTCTACAACGACGAACCAGAAATAACATCCTATGAGATTGACGGAAAGATAATTGCCATCACATCAAATGTCGTACTGAAAGATTCCACCTACACGCTGGGAGTGACAGCCGATTATCGAAGGCTTTTGGACGAATCAAGAATCGCATAAATTTTAATAAAAGTGTTTGACAAATAGATACATATCATTTATAATAGTAGTGTACTGGTAATATAGTTGATGCAAAGAAAGAGAGGGCAAAATGAACAAAGCAATTATTGTAGGAAGGTTAACACGCGACCCGGAAATCAGATATAGTGCAGGTAGTGAACCAATGGCAATTGCCAATTTCACACTGGCTGTTCCACGATGGAACGATGAAGAAGCAGATTTCATTCGCTGTGTAGCATTCGGAAAAAAAGGAGAGTTTGCCGAAAGTTACCTGTTCAAGGGAACAAAAGTTATCCTTGAAGGCCATATTGTTACAGGTAAGTATGAACACAAAGACGGATACACTGTACACACAACAGACGTTGTGGCAGATTCCATTGAGTTTGCAGAAAGCAAGAAAGACGAAGATTCAAAAACAAGTAAAACATATCAGAAAAGGAGGTAATCATTATGACAAAGAAAGAACAGGCAGTATTTGACAAGGTACAGAACAAATTAAATCAGGCAGTTGTTGCAAAAATGCTTGCAGGAGAAACAGTTGACGAGAAGTTAAAAGGAGCCGCAGAAATTATTAATGCACTCTCAGAAGAACTTGAAGCGGCAAGAGCGGACAAGCAGGAAGAAGCATAATAAAGATTAAGAGCCGCAAGGCTCTTTTTCTTTTATAGAAAAGGAGGAAACATGAATCTATATCTTGACAACGGATATGTAAATATAAGAGGAATCATTGAGCTAGGACTCCCATTCAATTTTATTGTCGGAGGAAGAGGAACAGGAAAAACGTATGGTGCATTACAGGTAATGGAAGAGGATAGATATAAGTTCGTGTTCATGCGTCGAACACAGATGCAAGCTGATATGATTAGCACTCCTGAATACAATCCATACAAGAAATTAAACTCCGACAAAGGCTGGAATATTGGATGCGCAAAGATAAATAAAATGACCAGCGGATTCTATGAAATGCAAAACATCAATGGTAAAATGAAACCAAAAGGAGAGCCAAAAGCAATCATTTTAGCCTTATCAACCATTGCAAATATGAGAGGATTTGACGCGAGTGATTATGAAATTCTTCTATACGATGAGTTCATTCCAGAGAGTCATGAACGGCCAATAAAGGAAGAGGGAAAAGCCTTTAAGAATGCTTATGAAACAATCAACAGAAACAGAGAATTGGACGGATATAAACCAGTGCAATGCATCTGTTTAGCAAACTCTAACACCATGACAAATGCCCTATTTCTTGAACTAGGTTTAGTCAAGAAAGCGGAAGAAATGCGAAGACGGAAACAAGAGTATTCTATCATGAAAGAACGCGGAATAGGACTCTTTGTTTTACGTGACAGCGATATCTCAGAGAAGAAAGCTGACACAGCTTTATACAAGCTTGGAGGAAGTGACGAGTTCAATCGAATGGCATTGTCGAATGAGTTTGTGTCAGATGAAATCGGCAGAATAAAAAGTAGAAATCTTCTTGAATACAGAGCCATAGTAACGGTAGGAGAGATAACCATTTACAAGCACAAAAGCAAGTCTCTTTTATATGTCTCTACCCACCTTTCAGGAACCTGTCCGCAGTTCGGCTCGGGAGACATAGACAGGTCAAGATTCAAGAAAAAGTTCTTCTGGTTATGGTCTTCCTACATGAAGAATAATATCGAATTTGAAGAATATTTATGTGAAATTCTGTTTAACAAATATTTCGAATAAATTTTCTGAAATATTACTTGACAAATTTTCCAGAAAATGGTATATTTATATAGAGGACTAGTGGTCAGACGCAAGCCCCGGAAGGGTTGACACATCGCGGCGGCGATAGGAAAGCTAGTCCTCACTTCTAAATTGGGGCAGAAAGCGAGGGTATATGACATTAACCGAAATGACACAATTGCTTGCGAATGGAGGAACACTGGCAGTGCTGATGTACTTCATGTTTGTTAAGTCTGAAGCGCAGACACAGGCAATTGGAAAGCTCACAACGGCAGTTGAAAAGCTGAACATTCTCTTACAGAATAAGGAGGAAGAGGATTGAAAATTATGTTCGAAGACGTTGAAGAAACGCCAGAAATAAGAGTTAATGGCAAAGTTTATGGTCCCATATCAGAGGACAAGCCAGCAAAGAAAGTCACACTGTATAACATCATTGCAGGTAAACACGGAGCAAAAGAATGGGACGATGTAGTCGGAATGATACAGACATGGTATTACGGCTCTTACGTCAAAGCTTCATGGTGTGCAACTACAGTTTCATGGGCGGCCGCAAGCATGGGGATTTTAGACCAGATAGGCGGTAAAAATGAAAATGTATATCACATGATGAATGCATGTTCAAAAAGTGGAAAAGGTAAATTTTTCAGTAAGAAAGCAGGAAATATCCCGACAAAGATTGAACAGGGAGACATTCTGTTTTATTTGTGGGACGGAGACACAATGAAGGTTGATTCTTCAAAGCATGTCAGCGTGGCCGCAGAGACAACAACAAGCAATCAGATATTGTCAGAAGGTGGAAACCAGAAGGACAAGATTTGCAGACTATACTATGAGAAAGCAAAATTATATGCCGTATTTAGGCCAGAATATTAAGGAGGTAAACATGGATATTAAAGACATTATTGCTCTTGCAAATGCCGG